TTAAAATCGCCCCTATTCTGGCTGATGTGATGGATTACTAGAGGAAAACTTTTTACCTGCCTAAATCTTGAAGTGTTGAAGCTAGGGATTAGCCTTTACTAGAAGAGATGATGCCTTACTCTATGGACGGACACCCTCCGATTTGGATTCTTTGGGTGTCTTATGTCTTTTTGTTTTATAACCCTGTCTTATCTTTTGTTTTTCAGTTTGCATACCAGCCTGAAAAGCCTGTTGCTGTAAAATCATTTCAATAAACCGTTTGGCTTCCTGTGGGGAATCACCAGTAAACTTTATCTCCCCATCATTGCCGACTGCTAAAGTAAATAACTTCATAAAACCTCCTATGCTGCGACTGCCAATTCGTGTTCTGCACCAGCCCCATCAAGATAATAAAGCTTATTATCTGCCTTGGGATAAATAAAGGCATAACCATCAGCTGTTGATGGTGCTTCTGCTCGCTCCTTTATTTTTAATTGTAGTTCAATTTTTAGGTAATCTGTCTCGCAATATGCTCCTGAAAAATCAAAGTTGCTTCCCACTAATGCTGTCCCGCATATTATTTGAGCCCGTGCACCCTCACCCAAATATCCACCCCTCAAGCAGAGGTTTTGTGTGGCATTGCCATATATCTGCCCGCAATCTCCCCCAGCATCATTTTGAAAGCTTAATCTTGCTGTCCCACTCTCGCCCTTTAAATGTGCTCCCAGACTATCTAACCAACAAGTCCCCCCACCAAAATATGCCTTCCCATCCGATGTCTGAACATAGAATTGTTTGGTAGTCGCATCGCTATATCCAACAAACAAAGCAGATGTTATCTCTATTCTAGGATTAGGTGAGGCTGCTGTTTTGAAAGTATTAGAGATGGTTACATCGGCGGTCATTGTACCCGTTACTAGCTTATTAACATTAAGGTCGTTTATCTTGGCATTGGTGACTTGTAAATCGCCTATCTTGGCTGTTGTTACTGCAAGATTATTAATCAAGGCTGTTGTAACTGCTAAATTAGCTATCTTGGCTGTGGTGATATTGGCTGCCTTCACCTTATCTGTAGTTATGGCGTCTGTAGCTATTTTTGCCTCTGATACCGCAGCATCAAATATCTTTGTGGTTGTTATTGCATTTGTGTCTATCTCGGTTGTTCCTATTGTACCTTCACTGAAAAACCATTTAACATTATTGCCCCATATAGCGATGATGTAGCAATCTACATTATCAATAAGGGCAGTGAAGGCAGCATTCCCCGAACTGTCCGTGTATTGCGTCTCAACCAAAACCTGGGTATCACCCCTGAACGCCCTACACCAGGCATTGGTCACGACTTGCCCTTTATCGTTAATGAGTTTAGTTAATGTGAAACTTCTTGCCATCTTATCTAGGTAATTCCTCCCCTTTTATTGCCCTATCTAGTGTATAATCAAGTCTTCTCGTTAAATCATCTTCCCAGCAATCTACAACAATATAACCCGCCTCTATCAATTTTTCCTTTCCCAATCTATCCCTACCCACTGGCGTTAAACCAGAATGCCAGTAGCCCCCCATGCAACGTATAGCAACCTGACGTTCCGTTAGTATAAAATCCACAACAGCACTGCCAATTTCCATAGTTCCAAACATCTTTTGTTGTGCTTCAAAGGGAATCTTATGGGCTGTCAACCAATCCCAAACTAACTTCTCAAGGCTACTGAGGAAGGGATAGATAGTCTCAGCCACGGAATATTTCCTCAACTGAAACCTGAATCTCGCCCTCTTTCCTGTTAGCGTCCCAATGCACATTCTCAGGAAGATTGGTTATCTTAACCCAGTAACTTGTCTTAGCCGTATTGCCTGATGGATAAAACTTTACCAGTTCATCTTTATCTTGCGTTGTGTGGAGTTTGCTAAATATGTCCTCAGAATTATCTTGAGTAGCCGCAATGGGAAAGGTAAAGCCTCTTAGCCTCTTTGTGCCTGCCAGGTAGCCAAACATCAGGGATTTTAATTCTGGTGTGGTTGCACTACTATGAGTTTCGCCCTCTATGCCAAAAGTTATTGTCCTGAAGACCAAGCCGGCACCATCGGCAAACTCAAGGGCAGTTGGCACTGGCGAGGTGGCAAAGACACCCAATGCGGTTTCCCAATCGCCATCATCCACCTTGTAATAGATGGTAAATTGCCTTTCGGCACCTGCTGTGTCATCACACCCTTTCGTCACTGCCATAACCCGGAGGGCTAATTTATTAAATGGTGTTAGTGGACGGAATGTAGAAAGAATAGCCCTGCCCGAAGCTAACACAAACTCATAGCCTGAAATCTCAGTAGGGTCAGCGTTAAAATCGGGGAACATACAATATTTAATACCTGTGTCCTCCCCCCACCATAATCTGCCGTTGGTGTACATAGAGGATGGCGAGAAATGAAGACACCTTATTGGCTTATTTGCAGCACCTGTGTAGATTTGCTGGTTCCCGCCTATTGTCCCATGTCTCTTGAAGATGGACGATTTCTGGTCATCACTACTGCCACCATTAACACAGTAGATTATCCAATCGGACAACCCTAACATATCAAAGACTGCCCCCTGGTATCCTGAGGGCAAACCATCGTCCTGGTCAGGGCCAACATCAGTTGCCATGCCGGGAGTAATCTTTTTAATCCCTGCCCCGGTGGAAATCCAAACATAGGAATTCCAATACATAGCGGCATAGCCAGCGTAATCATGGGGTGGGAAGGAAATTTCCTGCTTGTAGATTTGTTGAGTCCAGAAATCTATAGCCCATAATCCTTCGCTTGTATTCAAATAAAGCACAGGATCGCCATTGGTTAATAATTTACCGGCGAATAATCCATTTACTGTTCCTAGATAGGCTGAAACCTTAAATGTAAGCCAGTCCCCATCTATATTTCCTCGAGGCGAATAGTTTACCGTTTTCCCATAAAAGCCAATAAGGCGATTATCAAGGACAGCAAGATAACCCTTACATCCCTCTAGGGCAGTCCAGGTTGTACCGTCCGTGCTCTTATAGGCAGCAGTGGCAGAACTTACTACTGCATAGGTACCTTCTTCATCGGTAACGACAATATCGTCTATCGGGTCATCTAATCCTGCTTCCTTTGTTACCCATCTTTCTGCCCGACAAGTCCATACCACATCATTATCTTCAACAGTACCACCAACAGTTGTCGGCCAAGCAGGGTGGGTTGCTCCTGATGTTCCTGCCGTTGTGCATTCATAACAATATCCCGTATCAGTCACGGCATTAACATAGGTGGCTAGGCCATATACAGTCTCCTTTACCCAATCTGTATCCCCCTTCCATTCCGCAATTAGATTATCACCATAGGCATAAGTCTTGGCTGAACCAGAACCATCAAAATCAAATATGTCCACACAGATTTTAGCAAAGGTTCCCGCAGTATTGATTTTGGGACCTTGTATAATTCCGCTATCAAGGCTTGTGTTTAATCCCTCGCTCCAATAGAGTTGTTCAGTGCCGGAGGTTTTCTGATTCTTAACACCGATCCCACCCCTCATGCCATGCCACTCTTCCACCGATGCCTGACAAAAGCTGCTATAACCAGTTGGCCCAGTATCAATTCTAGCTGCCATGGGGTTTATATTGCGTCTCTGTATATCACCTATAACCCGAAAACGATTATCATCTAAAACGACCTCTCGCATTATTCAATCACTCCCTTTGAATTGGCATGAATTGCTGTATAAATTGGGCGAGCCGTCTTTGCCTCAGCCATCTTGAAGGTGTTCAAAAGCTTATCACTCTCAAGCTTGCTATAGGGAAGGAAGGTTATTGCCTTAAGCACAAGCCAATCAGGTGGCAGGAAAATATCATCCGTATTACTGGACACTAGGGCTTGTGAACCCTGCCCTTCTAGCCTTACCCTTAAATCTCCCACCACGCTAAAGTGGTCTTCATTGAATTTTATCTTTGGGCCATTAGTCTTAATGATTGACCAATCTCTCGGGTCAACAATATTCTTTATCGGGAACTTCCCATCACCTACAGTTTCATCCGCAACTGCGGTTAGCACACCGCAACTCCCCGATGCACCCGTTACTGTATCGTCAACAGCGAAAGTCCCATCAACCTCCCTTACTAAAATATAGTCATCGCCACTATCTTCATAGCTTATAATCCCCGTGGCTAGTGATACATCTGCCGTTACCTTTTCCCCTAGAGTGAAAGCTACAGTTACTGGTCCTGTTAATTTCTTTCCACTTACACAACCTTCTTTAGTAACCCTGTGGATATAAAGCAAGCTTGTGGGTAGGGTATATTCATAAGTGTAAATAGTGTTCCCGTCATTGGTTTCACCTTCCACTAACACGACAGTTGTCTCATCCTTAATATCAACTAAGTATTCCCCTGCTGCTGCGTCAATTGCCAGGTTGATAGCATTTAGATATTCGCCAGATGTAAATATTCTATGTAGTTCTAATTTAGATGCAGTAGTAAAGGTAGCCAGGGTTCGGTCAACCGTCAAGGTATTAGCTGGTGTTGTAAGTGTCCAATCCTTGGCTACGGCCGATTCACCAATATTTATTCCTTCATAAGTATAAACCTCATATTCGTGCTGATTAAAATAATCGTCAGCCTTGTTTCTGAACTGTGGCGGGTCTGTTGTGGCTAACACCGCAGTTGTAGTTGAACCCGCACTGACTGTCGCCAGGATTAAATCATCTAGTTCTCTCGCTATTCTCTGCCGAATAACTGATAAATCATTTGAATATAAAGCCATTAGCTAACCTCCTGTATGTCTCGCCCAGTGAAATCTTGAACATCCCTTCCTGTGAAATCGCTAACATCCCTACCACTGAAATCCTGAACATCCCTACCAGTAAAAGTCTGGACAGTGCGTCCTGTGAAATCCCTTACCCTTCTAATAACTGCCAGGGTAAGAATAGCTGCTAAAGTCCCAACACCAGTTAAGGTAGCCTTACCAATAGCGGTAATGACACCAGCCCCAACTAAAGTTCCCGCACCACTGAGTGTTGCCTTACCATAACGCCAGAAGCTACCTATACCCGCTAATGTTCCCGTGCCTGCTAGGGTAGTCTTCCCTATCGCTATCAGCCTGCCTATACTAGCCAAAGCACCAGTGCCCGATACTGTTGCTATTCCTGTGAATATCCCCACTCCAATACTAGCCAATGTACCTGTGCCTGATAGAGTAGCAGCACCGTAATGTATTACTTGCTCTAGAACAATGGCATCTCCATCCTCTTTAAGCAGAACATCACTATCTTCTTTTAATAGACGATAAGACATTTATTTCTCCAGTTGACGTAATTATGCTATCTTCGCTACAGCGAAAGTTGTCATGCCTGCAATCCCAACTGTAGGTTTGACAGCTCCTGCATTTTGATAACAATAGACATTTAAGTAATCATCAATAGCCAGGTTTACAATAGTGATAGCTAGAACCCCCGAATCGTTTGCTGACCCTACTGTAAACATCGAGACAGCAACATCCGCATTATTCTTTTTAATATAAGCAATTAACCTTTGCCCATCCACAAGGGCTGATACAGATATTAGAGTCGTAGCTAAATACAACCCCGCTTCTTTAGCTGTAAATCTGGAGAAAAACAGGATGTATCCTTCGCCACTAGCCATTATATTTGCTGCAAGAGTTAAGTCGGAGGTAGAATTGTAAACAGTAACCGTAGTATAGGTATTGTCCGTAGTATTCCACACCGTTTTGCCTACATCAGCGGCAGTAAATTGATTCTTCGTAGTATCGATGAGATGATTAGCGGTAGTTGCCGTAGCTGAACCAGTCAGAGAGCTTGAATCAAATTCATTCTGAATATCAAAGCCTTCTACGTCAAAAGCAATGTGCGAAAACCCAGCATCCAAGAGCACCTGTGGCGTGGCACTTCTTGAAACAGCACAACCTGATTGCTTTGCCAGGGTAAGCTCACCAACATCACTAAGCAGGAAAGCCTCCACGCCCTCGACATCCATACGGATTTTGTCCTCATCGGCGCTCTCCTCAACCTGGATTTGGGTATCACCATCGGCATCAATAATCTTAGGAATTTTAAGATTGGAGTGCTTAAGTTTTTTGGTTTCTATTGGTTCAGCTTCACTATCTACAATAGCCAGGAGGTCATCGGCTACAGGTGTAGTCTTTTCTGTTAATTCACTAATCTTTTGGTCTGCCATAATTTACCTCCTAATCTGGTTCCCCTGTATTTAGGCTTTCATTTAGCCTCTTATTTAAGCTACAGTTATTTCCTTATTATATTATGACTACGTCAAGGTCTCCCGTATTGATTTTATAGGTATCTCCACTAGCTACTGCCTTAAAAGCATCAAACCGTGACCACATTACTACATTCCCAGCAGTTATAGCATCTATCAAGGCACAATGAGTTATTGTCCCCCAAGCACCCGTAGCCGTATCAAAGGTTATATCGCCTGCATTAGCACTTACACCATTAGAAGAAGCTGATAAGCCTGCAAGTTCTCTGGCATAACCACCACCGCTTACTTCAGAGGTAATAGTGCCAGCCTCCAACTCGGCATCAAGGGTTGCCAAATCCTCTTCCCCTGTGCTTGCCGCACAAAACAAACCTACATAAACTGCTGCTTGGCCCGTGATAGCCACATTCCGCATGAAATTGACTATCCTGTCCTCCATATACGTACTTAATTCTGCCATTCTTGTTTACCTCCTTAATAGCATTTCTAACTCCTCACGCCACAAACTCGGATAGCCCAACCACCTGATGGTGCAGCATTACTCGTATAAATAGTAATAAACTGAAAGCCACCAATCGGCACCTGAGCAAAGAATTGTGCCAGGCTACCACTTCTTATTGAGATAACCTTGTTCTGCCCTGTGGCATAATCAAAGCTATGTAGTTCATAAGCAACGGCACCACTTTTTTCGCCAACCTTGACAGTAATTTTCGTGTCATTGGTTAGGTCTGGGAACGATATTAGCATCGTTTCGTATGGCCTCCCCAAGTCAACCTCAGAACTAACCTGTGCACTTTGAGCAATCGTGGCTGCTTGCCAACTTCCTATAATCATATTTAACCTCCATTACACACACACCGAGGCGTGTTTATTTTATTTTATTGAATCCTGGAAGGTCTGGTTCTAACCCCTGGTCAGCCTGTTTCTTTTGGTAAGTATCAAGATTATCTACCCAGCGAGGATAGCCCTCCTTCATCCTGATTGAAAAACCTGAAAGCGTGCGTTCCATTGGATTGCCACAATTAGGGCATCTGAAGTCTTCAGGCGACCTCACAAGTTTCTCAATCACTAGGTCACAGTTATTACACCTTAGTTCGTACAGAGGCATTAGCCTTCTTCCTTGGTTTCTTGGCAGCTTTGACTAGAATATCCCGTATATCCAACAGGACTTCCAATATCAAGTCCTCATATTGCCTTGGACTATTCTGAATCTCAAGTCGTGTTTTCATTTATCACCTACAAACTATTTATGCTTCCCCTGGCCCTGGTTCCCATGAGTGGAACGGTTTAATGCCTAATGACTTATACTTAATAGGTATATTGTCAATCTTAACCATGCCTAGAGAAGATATAAGCCTGTCCATCAGCACTCCACACCCACAGAGGGGAGGAGCAGCCCCGAAGGACTGAACCTCCTCCCTGTTAGCTTTACACTTAGGGCATCGGTACTCGTAAAGTGGCATCTTCTTCCTTTACGGACTGATTTGAAGCATCACCCAGGGACTCCAACCATTATAGCCTTCAATGTCGTTATCACAGGTGTTAGCTAAGGGAAAACCTGCGTATTGATTATCATACGTAGTAGAGGAACCTTGAACAAAAGCGCCATAACGGTCAAAATAAACCGACCTATTGTCTTTCCCCTCACCTGGTTGGTCTGTCGAACCATACTGCGACATATACGGCCCCCATGTCTGAAGCCATACATAGTAGTCGGCAGTACCGTTCACATTCAAGCAACCAACACATGAACACCTAAATGCGCACTGGGAATCACTGATGGCCGTACCCACATAGGCGTACTGGTTCCAGTGAAGTTTTCCATTGGGTGAAGTCCCAATAGCAGCGACAATCCCTTCTTTTAGTTGGAATGTAGTAGTTGTTGAAGTCGCAGCATTAGAGCGAATTCTACCCCTTACAGCACCAGTCCAAGGGCTAGATTCCAAGTAAACTTCCCCGTTCTTAAACTCGTCAGCCGTTGCTTCGTATGCAGCAGTACCAGAGTCCCATGTCCCTAGTGTTAATACTAGGGTTGTAGCCGCTGCACTTGCAGCGGTCGCAGTCCCTACAGGTATGTATCCGTTTGCGCCATGGGCTGTATTTTGCTTGCCCAGATTGTGCATACCCCTTCCCCTCCAAGCGGAAGCCCTATTCGTCTCAATATGTGCATAGCGAAACACCATATCCTCAACTACGAGCTTGGTTCCTATTTCGTATTGCTTTGCGGCACTTTCCTCAGTGAACCATTGGGTAGGGGCGGTTATGATTTTTTCGCTGCTTCCCTTGTTGTCAATAAGCTCAAGGGAACGGTAAACTCTTATTTGTTGTCCCATTTAATTTTTTCCCCCTTATTTATTTTTTGACGCATTGGAGCGGTATTTCTCCTACGTCTTTTTAGTTTGTTCTTTAGCCATAGCTGCCTGAGTCTCGACAACATCTTGCATAGTAACTATCTGTACGCCCTTGTGTCCTAATCTCACTGAGGTATCTAGATAAACCTTGTATCCTGCCTTCCGACACTTCTCACAGAAGTCCCAGTCCTCAGAGATATAAAGTTCACCCTTCTCCTCAATAGTGTCAGGTTCCACATGGCGATAACCCGACTCAAAGTAGGGATAACACTCATGCCCGGTTCCTGGATGAAGCAAGGGTAGTTTTAGCTTCTCAGCTATATCCTTTGCTACTCTTAGGGATATTCCCATAAAGCCAGTAGAGAGAAACTGGATTTCATGTATCTTCCCATCACTCTCATACGCAGCGTCATAGGCATAGTTGGCAGACTGTATCCCTGACTTAACAGCATAGTCACCCCCAATAATGTCGTAACCACTTTTGAGGTCTTGTGCTATCCTGTGCAGGTCATCAGGTTCAAACACAATATCCGAATCAAGGAATATGAAGTAGGGGGGCATTCCCTTCTCCCTCACAAATTGTGTCAGAACATGACTTCTTGACCTGCCTATCAGGGCATCGCCACCAGTAATTATCCACATAAAGTTGTCAAGCCCTCGCTGGTGTGCCTTTTCTACACTCCAACAGGTTTCGCTCTCAACATTCCTGTAGGCAACTGTGACTAACAAAAAATCGTGCATTTTCTCCCTTTAGGGGAGGAGTGTAGAACTCCTCCCCATAAAAGCTAACTTCGTGTCTTTATCCTGACACCATTGCCGGCTCTCACAAGATTAGCACCAAAGATACATTGCACTCTTACGACAGAAGTAAACTTCTGCCACCAGTCGAATCTCTCAACTGTCGGAGCCTTTTGCTGTATCATGGCTATTGCCTGCTTGTGCATAAGAGCAGCCAAATGGTAAGTAGTGTTTAGGGCACGTAAGTTATTCGTCGAGTAGACTTTGCCACCGTAAATAGACTTCCCTATCAATCCGTTTGCTGATTCGACAGCTCCCCTTGCCACATAGTCGTCACGCAGGAATTTGTCTATTTTCATCAAATCGGTAAGGGATTCAGGGTCTAAAATAAGCGCTCTGTCTGAAAAGGGAACATCTGCCAAATCCAGATATTCCTTGGCCGATAGCATTACATCATCTGTAAGGGCAGCACCATCACTACCTACTGAGTTGGTAAATCCAGCAGCACCAGTGGCACCACCGAATAACTCAGCAAGGTAAGTGTCAACAGCCTGTGCTACCGAGTATGAACATTTTGTAGTAGCACCTGTCAAAAACTCAGGGTAATTCTGGATATTCTCCTTGTAGCTAACACCCACAGCCTTGTATTTCCACTGGTTGACAGCGATGTTGGTTTTTTCTGTCTGGTAGACATATAGCTCTAGGTCAGCTGTAGTCGCAGCATTATTGGCAGCCCCAAAGTTGGCGAGTTGGGGGATGTTAAGGGTATCACCAAACTTCAGTAACGCCTCAAAGGTTCTGTCAACCAAAGGGGCAATGACAAGATTGTACTCGTATGCTATCTGTGCCTTAGCTGATTGGTATTCCGGCACCCACTCATTTAGAGCAGTTGCGTTAAAAGCATTACTAGCCATTTAAGTCTCACCTCTTTTAACTTATTCTTCCTTCCTTAAAGGCCTTATCAATCTCCTTCTCGTGAGCTATAAGCTCCTCTGTACTGGCATTCTTCAACCATTCACGGGAATAAGCTCGCCCGCTTGCTGTTGAGATACCAGTATCGTATTTGGGGACTGATTTGGCTTCTGGGGAAGTTTTGGGCTTTCCCTTGCCCAGCAACTTCTCCCGCTCCTGCTGAATCGTTTTCGCAACAAGTTCCGCCTCTTCATACGATGTCGCAAACTTTAAGACTTCCGGCTCAACACCATATTGGCGAGAGATTCCAGATATAGCTTGCTCTCTCATTACTCCACCTAAGGCAGCTTCCCGGCGTGCTATATCCCTTTCCTTCTTAGCCAATTCCCGTGTTGCCTTCGTTGCCTGCCGCCTTATTTTGGCAGCACTTAAAGCTTCCTGATCGCCTTCTAAGGATTGGTCTTCTTTGCGTTCCAATTCAACTTGAAGTTCTTGTTGTTGCTTTACCGAGAACTCATAGTCCTCCTTCATTTGTGCTAAGTCAGCCATTGCTTTATTGGCTTTCTGCTCAGACTCATAAGTTCGCTTATCAGCCTTGCCCTGAAGGGTTCTCCATTCCTCCTCGGTATAGGTTCTTGGTTCTTGCGAAGTCGGTGTTTCTTCAGTTGAAGTTACCTCAGAAGTCTCCTCCCTTGGTTGCTCCGCCTGGTTTAATTCCTGCTCCATTTTTTACCTCCATTTAAGTTTTTCATTGCTTTTTATAATGGCAAGCAATTAGCCAATCGACCGCTAAATAGAAACTCGCCCTGTGGGGCGATTTTAGAGGGGTAAACAGATTTTTATGGGTTAGTTATCGCAAAAGTAATTTTAGGGCAGGCCTTACCCTGATTATGATAGGGGGGAAATTAAGGTTTTATGCCAGGATACCCCAATTTTTATGGTATAATGAAAGTGGTGGGGGCATAGCTTAATCGGGAAAGCATCCGACTATCAATTGGAAAGTTGAGGGTTCAAATCCCTTTGCCTCCACCACACTTGACAAAGTTTGGGGGGTGTTTTAACATTAATATTGATTGGTAGTCGGATGGGTAAAAGAACCCAAGACTTCGGAAATAGGTCTTGAGGCAGTAAGGAGAGCCTTAAGGCCTATTTCTTTTAGCCCGCACCCGCCCCTCGGAAGGTCTTGACAAAAATCCGGATGGTGTTAAAGTAAGAATATGAAAGCACTTCTAGGAGTTTCTTTGGGGATTGCAATCATTGTCTTTTTCGCAGAAACGGAGTGGTTGGGTAAAAGCACTTTAGCCCCAGTTATTATGGCTTTGGCAATCGCCATTGCCTTACAGGCTGTATATTCGCTATTTAAAAAGGATTGATAAAACTAAGATGATTCTTTTAGTACTCTCTATCAGCGCTGGTATAATGATGGGTGTACAGTATTACAAGATGGAGAAGCCCTCCCATCTCTCCAAACCCCAATATCAAACACGGACTCATTATACTAAACTGATTGTAAAAACCATTGGGATTGGCCTAGCAACGATGTTAGCGGCTCACTACACCCTCTTCTACCTCGCTTTCTGAGGCCTACTTCCACCATTCTTTATAGCCTACCCCGCTAGGTTTGGTTGAGGAGAGACCTGACTCAGGAAAAGGTGGTGGTGGTGCTTCTTTTTCGTATCCCTTGATTGCATTGTCAGGAATACCATATCTGTTAATCATCTGTGTTACTAACTGGCGGGCCGTATCACTTTGTAATGTAGTTACATAGCCCCAGAAGAACAAGTTAGCATCCGTCTCTGGATTCTGTGCTCTGTAGTCATATCGTTTATCAGTAGGGACTGCCTTATAGGTCTCGAACATCTCCTGATATTCCATATAGTCTAATACTAACTGGTTAAACCCATTCTCCATTGTAATCTCTGAGGGGTCTAACCCAGAAATAGCACTATTTATATCGGAGCCAAGATTGCTGACCATATAGGTAAAATCTTCTGGGACATACTCAAATGGTATACCAGTTTCTGCAGCTCGTTGTCTTGACTTATCTAACTCCTCATTATCAATTTGGCCGAGATTAGCTTCTATGCCTTGAAGTTTCTTTAGAGCAGCCTCTAAATCAGTGGGGTCTGGGGTAATAGCACCAAACAGTGCGTGCTGTATCTTCTCAAGCATTGTCCTCTCAATCTCATAAAACTCCTCATTGGGTTTATATGACTCATCAAACATAGCTCGGACTTTGCGCATTACAAGGCGGTCTAAATATCTACTATCGGTCAATGATTCAATAAGGTTCATTGTTGGCCCATAAAAAGGGATAAAGGAATCACCCAAACCTGGTATCAGGATTGCCAATTGTTCCAAGGCGTACTTTTTGTCCCCTTCGTCTCTGGCAAAAGTTAAGTTTGATAATTGTCTGTATAGCTCTGTTAAGTTTTCAGTCGCCCCAACTGCCAACCCACCAATCTGCCATTGCAGCACCAAGAATGGATTATAAGCATCCCTCTTTTTACCAGTTGTAGCATTTAGCATTGCACTAGCAATAGCAGAACCTATTACTAAGGCTAATAAGGAATGAATAGCTCGCTTTCTATCATTGCCTGTCAATCCCCTAGCCGGCTTTAATCTGCTGAATATGTCAACATACTTCTCGGCAACGCTTCTAGGGAAAGCAATAAGGCTACCAAGCACCCTGCCTGTTTCCCCCATCTCAATGCTGGAACGCAAATACCTGACATAGTTAAAATGATTCAAGGTTGTAATGCGTTTGCCTATATCCCTTATTGATGCCTCACCACCAGATACTGCCTCTAACACACCACCATAATCATAATTCTTCAATGACAGGTATTCCAATATTCTTAATTGCTCTGTTTGCGATAGTTCATTAGCCCCAGAGTTCCTTAAAAACCTCTGAACATCACCATCTTTGAGATACTGTTTCAATGCCGTTTCGGCTTTAGCCCCACTACCTGCCATTGACAAATATCTATTTAATTTATCAGATAGATGGTAATAGTCAGTTCTGCGTATCAGGTTCTCAAGGGGGGTTCTCCCCATATACCCCATGAGAAGTTGCTCCTCCATAGCTGCCTTAAATTGATGCACGAGAGTAGCCGTGTAATCTAGCCTGCCATTGCGAGTTAGGGGATCTGCGTAAAAACCACCAGTGAATATTGCCTTAATAACCTCCGATTTATCAGGGTGGAAGGCAATATTCTGATGTACGTTTCTTACCGACATCCATGGAACCTTAGCAAGTGTCCCGAAAGACCATCCACCTACCCGTAGCAATATCCTCACCACGGGACTTTCAATGGGGAATCCCTTAGTTTCTTGCAAGAAGGTAGATATTTTATTGGCAGCAGCACTAGGATTACTTAACTTGCCAGACTCTACAATATGCCCAAACTCCCTATCCATCTTTCTGAAATAGGGCTGGAGATTCATCCCCACCATCTGTCTTTCGTAGGCAATAAGTCTCTCCCACGGAGTCCTTTCATCCTTGCGGAAATCTAATCCCTTCCTTTGATGTAATGAGGTTGTCGTTGCTCTAACTGCCCATCTCTCACCAAGTTTAAGTTGCGGGTGTATAACCTGAGTAAAACTATAGCCAGATTTCAGCACCCCCCAGGTCTTTGTTTTTAAGTAATTGGCAAGTGCAGTTTCACCCCTCCCCTCGTATATCTTTATTGCCTCTTTAATATCAGGTAGTGGAGCATCAGGCATAGCCACATCACCAGTCCGCTCAGTCCCATTCTTAATCAGTTCGGCATTACCATGATAATGATAATAAGCATCTTTGAACCGCTCTAATCTAACAGCGTCCTTCCACTGGTCATATTCCCTACGGAATAACTGGGCAACCCTTAACTCTTCATTAGTAAGCGTTGGCTTCTTTACCTTTGCCCCAGCTATTTCTGAATCAAGCCACTGTTGTATCTTCTCTATACTTTCCTTGTTTTGCGCTACTCTTGATAATTCAGGAACCTCCGCCTTCATTTCACTAACTTTTCGGGCTAACACAACATCATTGAGTTGCCTTCTCTCAACCATCATCTCGGCAACATCATATATCCTTGTAGCCCCTCTACCACCAAGTTGCTCTTGAAATCGCCTCAGTGCACGGAGTATGGACATCGTACCACTCAGCCCGACATCATTAGGGACTTCGCTTATCTCTATCGCAAACTTTCGCCAGTTGATAGTCCTTTGTAATCTTGTCGCTGGATTTTCCTTCACTATTCTACTGGACAAGTCATCAATAGCTGACTTTAATTCAGGTCTACTGGAAACTACCTCACTAACCCTAGCATCCCATTCTGCTAGTCCAGACTCAGCCTCATAGTTCATTTCCCTGATAAGTTTTTTAGCCTCAGACTCAGTTATAAATCTATTTGCATTCTCAAATCTATCGGTGGGGAGTTTCAGGTCTTTCTTCAAGCCTTCATATATCCCTGGTGTTATCTTCTTTTCAGTAAATAGAATATTCTTTAAGGTCTGAATGTTTCTCTCTGTCGTTGGCTTGAGAACTATCTTGCCCTTAACCTTAATTGGCCTAGCAGTTCTTACTGCTTCAAGAATTTTATTGAGTCCCGTATATGCAACACTGGATAATTGCCGAGCCCCACCTTTCTCAAGGAATATCTTTCTATATTGTGATTGCGGCAAGGACTTGACTTTAACAGTAGCCATAATAGTCTGCCGCAGTTTCTTTTCCACAGGGACTATCTGGCTACTAACCTCCCCCAACTCTTTACGCAAACCAACCTTTGTAATACCCTCTGGTAGATTCTTGGCTGGTTCTGTCAATAACTCTTTAATCTCTAGCCGTCTATTCTCTAGCCTCGCTGCTTCAGTGAGTCTTGGTGCTACTTCCCCAACAGGTTTAGCAACCCCTAGTGCCTCAAACTCCTCACTTGAAGTAATCCAATCCTCTACCCCGGCAATAGTTTCGGGTGTATAAGTCCCAGTTTCACCAATAGCGACACTAACAGTTTCAGCCTCAACCTTAGCCGTTACGCCTTTTATTAATGCCTCTATTTCCCCTTCACTTGGATATGCAGGGATTTCGGGCTTAGGTGCCTCAGCTTCCCACCATACATTTTCCCAAAGAGTGTTTTTATCTATATTATATTTCTTGGCAACTTGTGCTACCCCTGCCTTGGCTCGTGCTATTTGATTCTTTGTCAATCCAACGCCTGGTCTTCCAGCTATCCATTCCTCTCCAATTTTAGTAAGACGAGCCTCAGCTTCATCTATAGCCTTTTGTAGATTTGATACAGGAGAAACTTCAGCAGGTTTTGCCTCAACTGGCTCATACCAAGCCTTCTCTACCTGGTTATATCTCCATCCTTTAGCAAATAGAGCTTCTGGTTGCTCGGTTACTGCTTCTGTAACTTTAACTAAAGCCCCAGCCTTAAACGCTTGCTCTGCCGCTAGTTTAGTAGTAGGTTTAGCAACTTCAGGCTTGGCAAGTGGGGGGAGAGCCCCTTCAGGTATTGTTTCGCTTGGTCTAATTAACCTAGCTTGGTCTTTTAATATGGCACTTACTTGCCCCTTCTCATGCCCTGTTAAAACCTCAACCTTATAGGCTGGTATTGGATTCTGTTTTGTTCCTAAAGTTCCTTCCCCTATAACTCTTCCCTGAATTAAACCATCACTGACAATATCCCCTACTTCTATAGCCCTTGTTACTGGCCCCCCAACTTCAGCAACAGGTTTAGCCACAGCAGGAGCAACCCTACCTGCTATAATACCTGTTATTCCCTTAACGAAATCAGCAGGCGTGTTCTTAGCAATCAGGGCGGTTAGAGATACAGAAGTTAATTCCTTGCCAGCCTGAGTAGCCAGTATGATATTACCCATAGTTTGGGTTGATGCCCTTATGCCGGCATCCAGTAATAAAGCTTGTTCTTGAGTTGTGGCTTTTCCAGCCACTTTACCCGCCGCCCTAGCAACCTCACTGGCACCACGAGCCTTTATAATATTATCGGACATTTGCGTTAACCAACGCCCATGATATTCAAGAACCTTCTGTAATAACTTTTCAACAGGAGTTTGAGCAGGTCGCCTAGCTACTCCTGATAAATAAACAGCGTGTTTATTTACATACGAAGTAAGGGCTTTATTTGTTAAAGCGCTAACTCCCTTAATGGGTAGGCTTATAACCTTTCCTGCTGCCCACTCATATCCCGATACAGGAGCCAATGCCCCCCGAGCCACAGTTGCAGCAGCACCCTTTACGCCACCTTTAGCAGCAACAGGAGCCAATTGCCCCCTAAGAACAGTAGCGGAGGGAACAATCAAGGCAAATAATATCCATGCAGGAGCTTCATACTCTAAGCGCTTATACCATGGCAAAGCCATAAATTCAGCATGTTTTTCCCCGCCCGGTAGATATGCCTTAATTTTATCTTTCACCGGTGCATCATCCCAATGTGTTTGAACAAACTCAGCTAATCGGTCTTTATCCTTCTCATTCAGTTCCTCCCCTAGTCTTATCTTCCGCTCTATCACACCACCACCAATTTCTCTATCTAGTTCTTGCCATTGCCAGTTCATCATCGCTGGCAAAGTGATTGCAGGATAAAGCGCATAGTCAATTACCGTTGATATTGCCTTATTCAGTGCTTGCGTTATTTTAGGGTCACGATATTTAGCCGTAAGTTCAGCCCGCCATTCTTCCCTGGAGGGAATAGATATGGGTCTACCTGTAGGCTTAACTACACCCATTGGTGCAGGTCGTATTGGAGCTTCTTTATATCCAGGGGGGACTGTGGGCACCCGGGGTTTGAGAAGCTCATAGGCTGCCGTAAGATTCTCAAGGGCTTTCTTTATAGTAGCTTTCTCAGCTAGGCGTAATCCCCGAGTATCAACCCTCTGTATCGTTCTTGCTGTCTTCCAGAAATACTCACGATTCCCCTTTAGTAAATCTATGGCATATTGCGGATTCTCGGCTATGTATTTATAACTGCTTACCCATCCCCCTGCTGCTATGTAGGGTTCAAATAAATCATTTGTCGGAGCCACACAGGTAGGTGATTTCTCAACATGGGTTTGCCAATAATCTCTTAGCGATGCAACCTCGCCAGCTATGTTCCCGGGTGTTCTTTTCTGTAAAATAGAATTCTTTAATTTCTCAAGTTCATAATCAAGCAAGCCCTTTGGTCTCAATATTGATTCCCACTTGTCCTGTGGTGTTTTTTCTAATGTCTGAATATAATCTCTTAATGGTTCATATTCACTAGAGATTCCCCCCAAATCATTACATCTTTGTTCTCTCTCCCTTTCAATCTCATGCCTAATTTTATCAGGGAGACCATACCTAGTTTTATCCCATTCAATAGTTGGTTGGCTGGCCCAATGATCAATATAATCAGCCTCTTCTTCGCCAAATTTCTCTTTTAATTTCTCTAGTCTCTCTGATTTCTTAGTATCCAGTTGGATCCCCTCATAATCCCCTGGTTTTTCCCACCAATACTTCCCCCTAACTGCAATAGCTTCTCTAGCTTCCTGTGCTTGCCTCGCCAATCGCTCCTCGGGCCCCTCATAACCAGGTTCACCCGGCTCTAATATAGTAGGAGGTGCTTCATATCTTTCCGCTGCCTCTAATGCCTCTTTACTTCCAGGTTCATAACCTTTCCATGTAGTCATTAAAATGCTACCGTCCTTATTCGAGGTGCAAATGTGCCAGGGGCCTCCCAACGCTGCCTTGGAGATTGTGCCCAGAATTGCTCTTCAACTGCTGGTATCTGTTGTGGCAACCAAGCCTCGAAGCCAGTTTGTCTTTTCTCCGCTTCTGCCCTTGCTTCTTCTCGAGTAGGAAATCCCGTTAATGTGGGCAATCCAGCCTGATATTCTGTTTGCAATTTACCAAACATTCCCTCTATGAAAGATTGTAATGGCTGGCTCTTGGTTCCCTGAGTACCAAACCAATTAGAAAAGCTTTCCCCGTATTCGGGTGTCTCATGGTATGCCTCTTGTGCAGCGTATTGAGACCGGGCATAAGATTCCTCACGCCGTCTAGCTTGCTCTTCGGGCGAAAGTTGATATTGTTCCTCTGTTTTCCACTCACCTAATTGTTCTTGTGCTATATCCCACTTGCGGAAATAGTCTTCTATATCAACAGGCCGCCAATCATCAGGGTCGCCAAAGCGTGAACGATAATCCAGATATGTGTTATATTCCCGAACTTCCTCATCGGAATAATAAGGTTCAGGAACGTCAGGCCAGGGTGTAGGCTCCTCCTCCATCCAACTAGGTGCCCATTCATCTCTGTGCTCCAGATAATCGTAAATGTCAAAGGGCGTAGTAAGCTCTGCATCTGGGTGAGCTTTTATATAATCTAAGTAATTATGGTATTCCCCGATTTGCTCTTGGGTTGGTGCAGATGGCTCTTGGGCTTGTTCCTCAGCCCATCTATCCTTGTTGTTATAATAATCTTCCAGGTTCTCAGGGATAGGGAAACCCCCATCGGGATGCTCCTCAATGTAAGCCATATAAGCATTATATTCATCCTGAAGTTTATATAGGTCCCAGAACTTATTTATTTCCTCATCTGATAGCTTGCCAAATATTTGAGTCCTATTTTTCCCACGAGCAGATGGGTCAATTTCACTGTAATACCAAACAAAAAACTCATGATTACCTCTTTTTTCTTTTGTCGTAGCCATTTCTTACCACCATAAAGGTCCCTTTTTACGCCAGGCAAAAATGTTGTCAAAGGGTTTTCTAGGTCGACCGGGTGTTGGATATTCGGGTTTGGGTGTGGGAATATTGGGCTGTGGGGGTTGAGGAGGTAAGGGAGATGGTGGAAGTGGGGAAGGGGGTGTGGGTAGAGGTGTGCCGAGAGTTGCACTAAAAGGCTTAATCTCTGATAGTCCATTTCCTGCTGCTGGTTTCGGATTCCACTCTGGGCTACCTGGATAAACTGGGCCTCTAGGAAATGGTGGGGGTTCATAATCAGGATACATTTCTGTAATCCATTTCCTCCACTCCTGGGAAGCTTGATACCAAGGTATAAAGCCTTTTGAGTATGGCGGTTCATTTCCACCAGGACCTACTATTTGAGATGTATCCCACCCCTTTTTCTCTGGATTCCACACATAGGTCATAGTACCGAAACCTGGCTTTTGATACCAAGGTGGTTGAGAGGTGGGTGTAGGCGTGGGCATCGGTGTGGGTGTGGGGGTTGGTGTAGGTGTGGGTTCCTGCTGCGTAACCCATTTCCTCCACTCTTCAGGGGCTTGGTCCCAAGAGATAAATCCTTTGCCCCCACCCTGAACGGATGGTTGCGATGTATCCCATCCCTTTTTCTCTGCATTCCACACAACAGACATACCCCCAAATACCTTAGTAGGGTCTCCATACCAATCATACCAAGGTGGTTGTGAACTTGGTGTTGGATTCCATGCTTCGCTACTTGGATAAATTGGCCCTCTAGGAAATGTTGTTGGTTTTTGCCACTGCATAATATTTCTATTTATCATATTATCTCACCTCCTGTTGGGGCATGGGTGCCTGTCCTGCCACAGGTGCCTGTTGTGGGGCAGTTGCCCCTTCTACTGCTACCCTTTTTTGTTGTAATATTTGCTGTAGTTCTTGGGCGACAATTGCTAATTCTCTCTCTTGCCCCGTCCGTGTATATATTTCGCCAGCCTTAAAGAGCTTTAGTTCTGGACTCATAGCCTCAACTTCCTCTATAATCATTTTTTCAAGTTCAGCCTTAGTATCTTGAATCTTGAGAATGTCATTCATAGCTGTTTCCCTGGACATCAACTTATTCTGCATTGCCATTTGAGCTAATTGATATGCTTCTAATTCTTCCCAGGCATTTTGAATTACAAAATCAGCTCCTATGTAAAAGTCATTATCTAAAAGTTCAGGAACCATATCATAAGTAGCATATGAATCCCCCGATACCGTTTTTACAGCAATGGTTAATCCCTGCTCTACAACTTGCTTCTTTATCATGCGGCACATATCGGTATAAGTATCAACCAATGCCTGTTTCCTGGGTCCAACTACTTTATCTATCTCTGCCTTTAACATTCTAAGAGCAGTACCCGATAACTGAAATGATAATTGCCCCATTTCAATATCGCTATAGGTTGCTCTTTGAATATCTCCTCGCCCTAGTCCAATAGCCGTTTCAAGACTATGGGGTATATCGGGAACAGGAAGCCTTGTTGCCGTAACACCAGGGGGTAAAACCATAGTAGCACCGGCATAATAGGGAATATCCCCTGGGGGTAATGTATATGGTGGTTGACCCGCCTCTCTCTGAAAAACAGTTGGCGATTTGGCTAATAAATGGGCGTGAGTGGCAAGTATTGTGCGTAACTCATCTACCTGCTTATAACTTAATCTATTAGGGGCAAAGACACTTTGTCCCCAACTTGTTATTTTAATCCCACTACTATCACATATCCTGGGACTCATTGATACGGGTACTATAATAATAGGAATCTCAGACAGCCCGTGCTTTATTGGGTCTTGTAAAGTATTGCCTGTTTTACCACCCCCTGAGATAGCTATAGTGGCATTGATTTCCCTATCCCAATAATCCAGAACCTCAATTCCCTTTTCATTTGACGAACCACCCTCAAATTTATAATCGTCTTTTAAGCTCTGAGGACTTCGGAATGTTTTATAAGCCACCCATGCCAACCCATCTCTGCCTATTTCAAAAGTTAAATACCTGGGGTCAAGTCCCAGAAAGTCCCACATAATGTTCCCTTCTGCATCGGGATAAACCAAAACCCTGGCAGCGATGACCCCCCTGACAAGAGCAAACCAAGCTAGGCTATTTAGTAGTTTTGCCTCCAAGATACGCCTTAACCTTATGTCTGCCTGCTCAAAACCAAAATGATAAAGCCGTTCTTCCTTATTCGCTACCTCTTTGGCATTGGGGGCAGGATGATTCTCAGGTGGCAAAACTGTAAGTTGCAATTTAGAGCCAATCAGGTATGCCTGAACTCTATCAGACAATGATCTTGGGTCATTACTGGTAATATTTATCGCCATAGGGTGAGTATCAAAATCCCGCTTCTTTACATTCCACAGGTCATAATCCTCATCCATCTGTTTATAAAGGTCATCAAATTCTTGCTCTTTCTTATTTACTTTCTCTATAATTTCACTAATTTCTATCATGCACTCCTCCAAGTTTTCGGATAAGTAATTGATATAGAACTTGCTACAGGAATTGCCTTCATCCCCTGAATTAAGACCATTAGGGCAGAAACATAATCATCGTGTGCTCCACCAGTAGCATGGTATTGCCCCTTCTCGTCCCTGATATAGCTCATAAGTTGTTCTATAATGTCTAAGTTATGAATAACCAAACTCCTATCCTTAATCGCAACCCTTAAATCCTCAACCATCATCGGCTTGGTTATGCCAATCGTAGGCCAGCCTAATTTGTCTTTATTTTTATAGATATTGCAACCCAATTCTTGAAGTTTTTGCAGTGTGGCTTTGCCTACTGGGGCATTTTCAACAACTGTCATGGCCTTGTTGTATTCTTCGCTCTTCCTTGCCAAAATATCGGCAAATTCCGCTTCTGGCATCTTGCACTTACCAGAGCAAACCTCCTCAATCCCAGCAGGGCTGACAAGGGCATTCACAAAGGCAGAATCATCGTGTCCTAAACCCGTAGCAGCATCAGCACCAATTACATATCGCTTGGCAATTTGCCTTTTGCCATAGGTATAAATAAACCCTAGCTCTCTATCTAGTGCTTCTCTATCTTTTGCCTCCTGATACATCTCGTTTAAGATTTTCATATCAAAAGGACAATGCCCACCTACCTCAATAAACTGTCCTTCAAGCTCTTGAAGTAAGAATTGCTCATCCTGATAGCTTTCTTTTAGCTTATCGGCATAGTCTTTTGGTAGGAAAATGTTGTCTTGCGTTTTTGCCGTTATTAAAAGATAATTAGCCCTTTCCTGTGCACCAAATTCATTATAAAGCCAATTAAAACCCCTGGGAGTAGTCGTAACCCAGCCCTGATTAGGTCCCTTGGGGTCTCTAAGCCTTGCTTGTAGTATCTTAAAGGCCAATGCAGGTGATTCAGCAGCTTCATCCATGTGAAACCATCCCAATGTTGGCCCTCTTAATAGATATGGGTCCTTTGTTGTCCGAAAAAAGATTTGCCCACCTGTTACAAGTGAGGCAACCATATCAGTTTTATTAAAATTAGTTATAAGTGCCCTGGTAAATATCTCTTCATAGACCGGTATCGTAGCGCTTTCGAGCACACGATAACTGGGAGCAGTCACCATACCATCTACTCCTGCGTATTTTGCACAAACTTCTAACCCTTTTAATCCCCCACCATGAGTTTTGCCAGCACCCGAACCAGCCACAAGTGCAGTATAAGCAACTTCAGACTCAACTAGTCTCTTCTGTACTGGCAATAATTGGCGCTTTATCTCCAATTCTTGTGACAATTTCCCCCTCTTTTAACTCCGGTATCTTCTTCTGTCCCCG